CCATCTATTGAACGTCTTACTGTATCTGCATTTTGTAAACCTTTACATTGTGAATAATCAAATGTATCAATCTCGCTTATTGGTCTTATATCGTATCCCATTTTTTTAATTTTTTAATTGTTAATATTGTAATCCTGCACCACTATTATATAAATCTGTTACTTCTGATGCTGTTAGTTCTCTGTCCCATATACCTACCTCGTCAACTAATCCGTTAACAAATTTAGTCGAATTGTACTTACTACCTATTCTTGGACTACTACCAGCCTCCCAAGAAAACCATGAAACAGCTGTTATATGCAACACATCAAATGTCCCATTTAAGTAAAGAGATATATTACCTGCACCATCATAAGTTACACATAGATGATTCCATGAACCCAAAGTAATATTGCTTGTTGACTGAACGTAGTAATTCTGACCTGCAAACCAAAATTGAAATTTATTAGCCCATGTAGATAAAGATGTTCCTCTTGAACCACTAGCATTACATAATACCCAAGACTCAGAAGTTACAGATGTTTTTACCCAACAAGAATAAGAATGTGGTTGAGAACTACTAAAACCTAATGAATTTGGACTTAACTGCACATAATCATTTACGCCATCAAATGAAAAACCGTTATTAATAATTCCAGTCCCGTATGTAGCACCATTAGTAAGTGTACCGTTATATGTACCCAAAGCATCGTTAGGTGTGTTATCTGCTGTGTAGTAAGCTTGTAGTCCATCCCATAAAGGATTGCCTGAAGCTTGTAATATATAAGGATTAATTAAAAACATATTATGCTCTATTACCTATTAATGTAACTTTTAAACCTGCTTCTGTTGCACCTCCACTAATAGCATCTATATCTATTGTAATCTCTGCATCATCTGCTAATGCTGAATCACTAATCACTGCTGGTGTAGCTGCTGTTGTAGAAGTCTTTTCAGTTGCATCAATAGTTAATAATGTAGATAATATTGAAACACCACCCTCGTTAATATCTATTGTTGTAGTTCCTGAAGTAGAACCTGCAGTGCTTAATGATGCTCTTACTTCTGTTACAGTCATAGCGAAAGGCATTCTAAAAGTTAACTTTGCAGTCCCTGTTGTTAATGCTGTTGTTTCATCACTTACAGCTACTTGAATAACCTCTTGCATTACTTCAGCACCTGTTACATACTTTGAGTCATATGTACTACCATTATAATCAGATACTATTAGTAAATCGTTAGCTTCTAAATTAGCTGCTTTTGCTGTTAATTGACTTATTTTCTTTGTTGCCATTTTTTATCTTTCGTATTTTGTTTGTCCAAACCATGAATTATCATAAGCTAAACCAAAGCCTCCCCAGTTTACACTTAAATCTTCTGTTATTGCAGTACCATCTGCTTCATCTAATAGTAGAAAACCACTATTTTCATCTACTATATTGTCACCATCATCTGACTGTTTACCAAATCCAATTAGATTGTATACTGCTTCTCCCCACATAATTAATTAACCTTTTTATTGTGTTTTTGTTGCATTAACTTAATCGCATATTCTTGCAATTTTTTAACGTCTTTAGCTTTCATTTTATACCTATCTCTCATAAATACCAGCCTCCTATATTTGTGTTACTAATCGGATAAACGTCTGCACCTGAATTAGTATGATATTCAGGAAAAGAACTTGAGTTAAAACTCATATAATCTACAAATCTTTGTGAATAGTTCTCTGCTGTTATCCTTTGCTTTTCAATTAAAAAATCTACTTCATTCTTTTGTACCGTCTCAGAACTTTCTGCTGTATGTTTAAATACTCCTTTATTAGCTACTGTATAAGCACTAAAAGGTAAATACTCAACCATAGCCCAATGGATAAGCATTTGTCGAACATAGTTGTTTAATAAGTCTAAATAAACACCTGACAATGTACCCGCTTCAATATCTGATTTTAACCTATTAAGTAAATCAGTACCTAGATAATTCTGAATGTGTATATCTTGAGCAATCTTAATGAACTGAATAAATTTATCAGTATCAGTATTCCCGTCTAGTGGTGTATACTTAACAATATCTGCTCTTTCTATTAATAATACTTCTGCCATTATTTAACGTCTTTTGGTAAATTCTTATTGTTAGGACTAAAACCTTTTAAAGGTAAGTTGTTAGGATATACAGATACCTCAAACGGATTAGTAACTTTAAAACCTTTAATCTCTGCTGCTCTAGTTCCTATCTTTTTCCATTCAGGATTATCTTCGTTTAAGTCAACCATCATAGTAACTCTTTGAAATTTATGTCTGCATCGAGCCCCGCCCTTATACTTAAAAATATCGTAAGTATCAGACCCAAACTCTCCGAATCCTTTATTTACTGCTACTGAAGCCATCTTATCAATATCTTCTTTACGGTATAGCTTACCTGCGTTCATCATAGCCTTGCAAAATGCTCTTTCAGGTGTTTTATTTCCAGTATATTTATAACGAACTTTAAAGAATTTATCTTTAACTTGTTTATCTTGCTTACTTCTTGCTGTTGGTCTTGCTGTACCTGTGCTTACAAAGTTCCAAACTTTCGACATCAAAGTAGGCTCTTCTTTAGTTAACTCAGATTCTAACTCTTCTAAATAAGCATTTAAAACATCTTCATCTTCTACCTCTTCAACATCTCTTTCATCTATTACTATATAACCCTCTGGAATATCCTCCCCTATCTCGTTTAAGTAATCTTCTAAGTTGAATTGTTTGCTTAGTTGTGTAGGCTCTTCTGACTTTTCACCCTCAAATGGATTTAACGTTTTAAAGTATAAATCTAAAGATACACCGTTATATTCTAAAATACTATCAAAAGCATCTAACAACATCTCTTGAAATGGCTTAATAACCATATTATCAAAAAGATTAAAAGAGTTTTGCAATTCATCAGCATTTGAACTGAATCCTGTAGATGTAGCAATACCAAAAATAAGTGGACTTGTAACCGAATGTGACAACATTATCTTACGCATACACTCCTCACTTAAATATTGATAATGCTCAGGTGCATCATTTAAAGGAATATCATCAACTGTAATAGCTGTATCTTTATTGTCATTAAATGAAACTATTACCTTTTGCCCTTTTGACCCTGTTAAAGTTTGTTTAATCTTAGCATTTATGAAACTTTGTTGTTCCTCAGTAGGGACTCCATTATTCACATTAATAACCTTTGTCCCCGAGAATCCATTTTGTACCTCGTTAATTAGATAATCGCTAATCTCTTCTTCTAATAATGTGTAATCAACACCACCTTGATAGTCTACGTGAGCGAAGTATTTCATTCCTGCTGAATAAGGCTGTATATACAACACCTCAACACTTTCATTTGAATAACCAAATGTAGGTATTCTTTTAGGCTCGTAGTTTCTTACATCGTTCCAATTGTCACTAAAATAATATGCTTCTATATCTCCATCTTCATTACACTTTTCAGGTGCTAATAAATTAACTGGAATATGATATGCTTTCTTAACTAGCTTTCTATCTTTAGAATAATGTACTTGAATAGCACATTTACCGAATAGCTTTAAATCTAAACATAATTGCTTAACATCTTTTTTACCAAAGATAGACATTAAACTAGCATACTCATTTGGCTTTCTTTGTGCATCTTTAGCGCTCAATCCTCTACCGTACATTAACCTAACAATAGAATTAATAATACTGTTATTTGTAGCACTGTTTTTATACCTGTCCATTAAGTAACTAAAGTAGCTATTGTTATCCGACCACGTTACATAATCTTTTCTTTTATCCTCTATTATTTCGGGTCTTTTATGCTCTGCTAGATTGAAAATCTTTAAATTATCCATTATAAATTATAAATATATAAAGTCGTTTGTACTATTTTTTTGTTGATATACACCTTCGTTAACTGAATACTCTCCTGTTTGGTCTGTACAAAACACCTTAGCATAATGTAACACTTCAGTCGTACCTGTATATCCGTTAATTTCTAGTTTATCGTTTTGGCTTGTTAGAATGAAGCTAAAATCATTTGCTTGTAAATATTCATCATTATCATAGTTTTGTAGTTTTAACGTGTAAAACCTACCCTCTTTTAATGCAAATGTAACTGTTAAAGTATCGTAATAGTCACCACTTGTATAGCTTTCTATTGTAACACTTTCCGTTGTATTCGTTTCTTCATCTGTTAATAGTAACACCGTAGGTACTGCATTACCTCTAGTAATTACATTTAAACTCTGTGAACTTGTTGATGTTGTTAATACTATCATATATTATAAACCTTTTTTAATTGATTTTGTTTCTAAACAAAAAAACCCCCACTAATTAAAGTGAGGGCTAAAAACAAATTATGATGTAATTATGAAGTTACAATAGTAGCATCAACTGCTGCTGTAGCGAATAATGTAGCTAAAGCTGCTTCCGTTGCACAATCTAAATGATTAGCAGGTGTTTTTTCTTGACCTGTAAAAGTTAATTTATAACCGTTAAAGTCACCTAAAGCTGTACCATTTTCAATAGTACCTCCTGTTACGTCCATACCTCTTAATAATCCTGCTATGAAATATTGACCATCGTTAGTTTCTACTACAATGTGTGGTCTACCATAAGAAAGTAATTTAATATTCTTTGTTGTAGCAGCATCTTGTGCTTTTAATTCAAGTGTTAATACTTGTTCAAAAAATGTAGTTCCGTTTTCTCTAGAACTGTTAATATTTTGTACAAAAGTAGAATTTCCTTTTAATTCATATTTGTATAGTGAACTAATACCTGTAATCGCTGTGATTAAATCAGTATCTGTTACGTCATAGGTAATATCAGCAGCTTCGATGTCAAAGTTAGCAAAATAAACGTTTTTTAAACCTCCTATGCTATCCTTACACGCTTCTGCTCTACCATTAGCTAATAAACAACTCATGTCTTTTTATTTTAATGTTATACAAAAAAAGGAGGAGTATTTTACCCCTCCCTTAGTTTTAGTTTATCTAATTATTAGTTAACTGCGTTTGTGATTCCGTATGTACAAATATCTGTAACGTTTCCGTACTGAACACCTGCTGTCATTCTCATGATTAATCTAACATTTTCTGACCCATCGATATCCGCTAAATCTATCAATTTGCATAAATTTTGGTCTGAAAGTAAACCAGTTCCAAAGAATAAGTTTTCTTTAGTTGATGCTAACATTTGGTCTGCAGTCAATCCATTTGCAACTACAACTGGAATACCATCAAACATTAACTCACCACCTTGATACCACATTGTACCTTTGTTGTCTACACCGTTAGCACCTAATCCTGAAGTTCCGAATCCTCCTAATGCTCTAACGTATAATCTCATAGCGTTTTGAGAAACGTAGATTCTTAATCCCTCTTTACCGTATAATCTAGATGGAATTGCATCTGCAACTTTCCCCATCTCAGTAATGATGTTAGCAGCAGTTAAAGTAGTACCTGCAACCTCTTGAGCAGCTGGTAAAGCAGCGTCAGTAGTTAACAATGTCATGAAACCGTTGAATTCTCCTGAGTTGTTTGCATCACCATTCCAAATGTGAGATTCAATATCAGCAGCAACTTGCTCAGCTTGGTGTGCTAATAAATAATCTGCAAATGATTTTGGTAAAACATCGTGTGCTGAATACCCCATCTCAATCGCTTGAAATGTATCTCTAAAGTCCGCTTTACAAAGTTGCTTGTTCACTTGTAGGGATTTCGGTTCAAGGATTCTTTCAGTTAAAGTAACTGCTCCTGTTGCTGTAAAATCACATGATGCATCTGCTAATCCTGATGCTGATACTAAGTTAGATACAACTGATTTGTATTTAACATTAGGCATAATTGTAATCAATTCATTTGATAAAGTTACACCTGATAATAATGCTGCTGAAATCCATTTACCTGAATGTTCACCTGCATACGTTGTAGTTACTGATGTTGTAGTAGCCATTTTTCTATTAATTTAATTATTTATATACTTTGTTTAAAATTTGAGATAGTCTGTCATTCTTTTTACCGAACTTAACAACTTCTCTTTCTACTTTGTTTTCTGGATTATGTTGGATAGGTTTAGGCTCTTCTTCTTTCAATTCTACAACCTCTTCTTTAACCTCCTCTTTAACCTCTTCAACTTTTGAAAGTTCTGTTAACTTAGCTTTTAATTCTTCATTCTCTTTTTTCAATTCTTCAATCTCTGAAAAGAATGTTTCCTTAACAATGCTTTCAACTGTCTTTTTAATTTCCTTTGCAGGTTCTTCTGACATCATTGGAGCCTCTTCTTTTACTTGTTCCATTTCAGGTGCTTCTTCTTCAACTTCTTCAACTTCTTTAGTTTTGATTTCAGCAATAATTCCTTCTTCTTGAACTACTAAAATTCTATCTTCAGGTAATTCATACTCACCTACTGGTAA